CATACATAGTTGCCCCAATAGAAAGTTTGACATTGTGTGCTACAACTTTTCACTTCACTACATTTTTGAAAGTCACGGAAAGTTTTTTAGTTCTTTGAGGGAGATTAAAAAGAGAATGAAACCTGGTGGACGACTCATAGGTATCATACCAGACTCAGATAAGATCATATTTAGAACACCCTTCAAGGATCAAATGGGTAACTTCTTCCTCATGAAGGGAAGTCCAAATGGGGGTTACGGTGAAAAGTTGTTTGTAAACCTGGTAGATACCCCATTTTATGCCGATGGAGCTAAAGCCGAACCCATAGCGTACCGTGATCTTCTTGTGACACACCTGGAAGAATTAGGATTTAAATTAGAACTCTGGGAAGGTCTCACAGGAAATCCAATCTCAGAACTGTATAGCAAATTTATCTTTGTATATAAGAGATGATCGCATTCATTGTACTCTTGTTCATCAACATATGGATACTTTCCCAAACACGAGAACCCCAGGAACTCATTGAAGTCAAAGAGAAGTATCGTACCCTTCGCGAACACATTGCCTCTACAGGTCATCCCAAGTTTCGGATGCTTGTGCGTTGTGTACCAATCACTGGATTCCACTCCATGAGTGAAACTGTTGGTTACAATACCAACAAGGGAGAAGAAATTGCGGTATGTCTTGATGGCACTCCCAATGAAATCTTCCACGTTCTCATACACGAACTAGCCCATTGCACAGTTGATGAGTACTCTCACTCCGAACAATTTTGGAACAATTACATTGAACTTCGCGACATGTGTGTAGAATTGGGTATTTATCAAAAGATCTCCGAGAGAACTAAGTTTTGCGGACAACACATTCAGGATAAATAATCTTCTTTGTAATTACTAAATGAAAACACCTATTGGTGTGTTGATTATGGTTATAGCCTATTGGCTTGCCGTGTACGGTCTTACATTGGTACCACACATAAGCAACAACTACGCGGTAAACCTTTTGTGGCTCACGGTGGTTGTTCCAAATGTCTTGCGTCTCATTGTTGGGAGCATTCCACGACTCGCGGTGGATCGCCTTTTCTTTTTGACGTCAAGTCTCATCGCACTTATTATCACGTATGTGATGAATCTCATTTTAAATGACACAAAGGAGGCAGTCAAGGAATATGGAAGTGACAGAAGCAAGACACTTAAGTTGAGTGCCTTGCTCATGACAGCATTTACTGTTGGAGCTTTGATTACCTATTATTCTGGTATTGATAATTCAATCTATTCAAATATGGGTTGGGAATCAAATAATCAGGGTTTCACGATTTGATCTTTCACAAAGTAGAAGACAATAGCAGCAACCAAACCGGTTGAAGCCAAGCCCACCATGCTTCGAGAACCTTGTTCGTTAAGGAACTTGGGGATTGAAGTGACAAGCTTGTCTTGAACTGGCTTAGACACAGCCAAGGCCGCAGCAGCACCCGCAACGAGAGCAATCATTTGATCATCGGTGAGGTTGAATGGGTTCTTACTTTCTGGCTTTTGTTCCTGTTGTGGCATCGCGTAGGCACCCTGAGGTTGTGGAGCGGTCATTTGTGGCATCATACCTTGCATCTTGGGCTCATCCATCATCATTGGTGGTTCCATCATAATATCATTAATTGGCGTAGAGTCCATCGTCTGTTTATTTTCACTCACATTTTTTTCGTGTTGCGAAAACGCTTGTTGTTGCATAGGTGGTGGTGAGTTATTTATAAACGAAGTAGAGCGATTGTCATTGAGTGGTACCATTCCATCACCATTATCTGCTAGGTTGAGGGTATTAATATCCGTGGACATTTAGTATAGTGTTATGTTTTTGAGATAAATGACTGACGCAGTCTGTATTAGAGAAATTGAACTATTTATTTTTAAGAATGAATGAATATATTCATCAACCAATGATAACATATATTGGAAACAAGCGAAAACTTGTAAATAAAATTGAAGACGTTGTAAAAAGACTAAAACCTGAAACGTGTGCTGATACTTTTTCCGGATCTGGGGTTATTTCAAGAATGTTATTGACTCATTCTAAAAAATTATATGTAAATGATCTTGAACTTTATTGTGAAAATCTTTCAAAATGTTTTCTTGTGACTCCGAGTTGGTATGACATCGATGAAATTTCTAAACATATTTATGAAATGAATAAATGTCCTGATAAAATTGGGTTTTTAACTGAGATGTATGCATCGGATGAGAGACAATTTTATACACCCGAAAATGGAAGAAGAATTGACGGAATGTTGGACTATATCAAGAATTATGTCCCAGATTATCTAAAACCATATTGTCTTGGTCCACTCCTGATAAAGGCGAGTATTCATGCAAATACTTCTGGTGTGTTCAAAGGGTTTCACAAAGGGGGGTGGGGTGGTAAAGGTGGTCACGCACAGGACAGAATAACAAAAAGGATTGAAGTTGAATGTCCTATATGGTTAGAACCAGCCAGAGAAGTTGAAGTGCGGCGCCAAGATGCATGCGAGTTCCTGAGGAATCTTCCTCCAGTGGACCTCATTTACTTGGATCCACCTTATAACCAACATCCCTATGGGTCTAATTATTTCATGCTCAACCTCATTTGTACCAATGAAAGACCTCATACAGTTTCAAAAGTATCAGGTATCCCTGGGGACTGGAACAAAAGTCAGTACAACTATAAAAACAAAATTAGGGAAGCTATGGAACTTACATTGAAATTGGCTACTGAAAAAGCGAAACATACCTTGGTGTCATACAATAATGAAGGTTTCATTAAACCGTCTGAATGGGAAGATATTCTTAGACCCTACACATATGAAAAAATTGAAATTGACTACAGCTGTTACAAAGGAAGTCGTAACAGAAAGAACCGCTCAGGTAAAGTTACGGAGTTCCTCTTTGTTATCTCGTCTTCGTGATTTTTAGATTGGTCTTTTTGGTTGCCTTTTTGGCATCTTCTTCCTTTTGATCTAAGTACTTGGGGTTGTACATCTTCTTATGGAGTTGCCAGAGGTTTGGACTTCCAACGCGGAACCCCTTCCTGACCGTAGCCTTGTACCAAAATACACAATCAGTGATCTTATTAGACTTTACGGTATTGTCGAGGACAAGGCACTCATAGTTTTCTGTACATGCGTCCATCACTTTATTAAACATGTCAAATGTTGGGAAAATTCCAAAGAATGACTTATAAAGTTTTTCTCTATTTTGTATGATGTTTTCCCTAAGAATAAATACATAATCTACATTGGCGCGCAAGGCGGGTGGAAGATCCATTACGTACTGCATTGTCAACATGAAGAATATATTGTAGTGTCTTCCGTTCATGAAACATTGTCGAATGCATGTATCTTTGAGAAACTTTGAGTCATACATACAATCATCAAGAAGCATGAAGGCACCATTATGAGGATTCTTACCTTTCGTACCTACCAACTTTCTCTGCCTGGATATAACCCGTTCTATCGCATCCCTGTCATATTCACCATACACAAAAAGGTCTGGAATAAACTCACCATAGAAGTGGTTCCCCTCTTCTGTACCTGATAGGACAATCCCCGCTGGTATATGTTTTTTGTGGTACATAATATCTTTCACCAGGGTTGACTTTCCTGTGTTACGCTTTCCGATAAACACACACACCCGATCGTCCGACATTGTCTCGGGTTTGAATTTCCTCAATTGAAGATTCATTCTACTCTAGTGTCCCGTTTTATTTAGTAAAATTTTACTCACATAATGTAGGAATGTCAGGTCGCTTAAGACTTGCCGCCACTGGAGTCCAAGATCAATGGCTCACAGGAGATCCACAGTTTTCGTATTTCCTGATGAATTTTAGGAGACACACCAAATTTGCAATAGATCACGTCGAAAGTCAGTTTGATGGAGAAAAGACATTTGGAAAGATGCTCGAATGTCGTATACCAAACGATAAAGGTGACCTCATAAGGAACTTTACACTCAAAGTAACCCTTGATGACCCAAAACCAGACACAGATGGTAATAATAGGTATTGGTCACCTTCAATCATTTCTCATTTAATTGAATATGCAGAACTTGTTATTGGTGGGCAAACCATTGAGAGAATTACAGGTGAATACATTTACATGCATCATCGTCTTTACAATACAGATGACGATGTAAAGCAAACACTCTACTTTCTGAACGGCCACGGTAATGTACTTACATACCAGGGTGAATATGATTACTTTCTGGATCTCCCATTTTATTTCTACAGAAACCCAAGTTTAGCCATTCCAACGTGCGCCCTTACTAAACAACTTGTAGAAGTTCGTATAAAAACTAGACCTCTTTCTCAACTTATTCGTTTTGGCGCCCCAGCTGATATCACGGCATCAATCAAACAACTTTCACTTGATACAGAGTTTATATTTATAACAAACGATGAAATAAATTTTCTTCGTTCGAGACCAATTGATTATGTCATCACTCAGCTTCAATTGTCACAATTTGTTATGAAGGCTGGTGAAACTAAGAAATCTGTAATGTTGAACTTTTCTCATCCAGTCAAAGAAATGTATTTTGTATCTCAATCAGAAGAAGCTGTGAGAGACAATGAACCAGACTACTACAATGAAATCAAAAATATAGAACTTCGTTTCAATAATGAAATTGTATTTAATAGAAATGGTAAATTTTTAGTATATGAACAATCATTAAAACATCATGTAAATTCTCCAGATGCAGATTCAGATTCTAAGTTTGCCATGTATAGTTTTTCGCTAAGACCAGAAGTTCACTACCCAACTGGTCAAGTTAATATGAGTCGCATCACCCA